TGCATGGATAACTGATACTTTATTTGGTACTGACATTATAGGATTTAAAGATGAAGCTGGAGGTTGGACTAATGTTATCAATAACGCTATTAGTGATACTATTGATAATATAACTTCTTTCTTCAGCGGGATTTTTGATACAGTGACAACTTGGATTCAAGATCAAGTACGATCTGTGATGCCTGAATTTGTAAGTAATGCTATATTAGGTAAACAAAATCCAGCTGACTTATCGGCCGATGAACTAAGTGCTAAAATAAAAGAAAAGGAAGTTGCTGCTAAAGAAAAACCTAACTTTATGAGTTTTGTTAAATCTGCAGTAGGTATAGAATCAACTCCAATGGAAAATTATGCAGAGTTACGAGACTTAAAGAAATTACAACAAGAACAATTATCAAATGAATCTGCAGATGAGCGTATTAATAATCGACAAACAAATACTAATAATTTAACATCGATTAATCAAGCAAATAATACTAATATATCTCAACCGAGTACTACTTATAATATACAAAAAAGACCGCGGAACGATGATTCATCATTACGCGGCCTAGAACAGCAAGAATATGCTACTTTATTTTAGTCGTCATTCGCCATCTTCTGGAACATAGCCAAAGCATCATCTGCAGCATCTACAGATTCTAACTCGGCCTCAACTGAAGTCTCAGTTTCTGCAGTAGTTGCAGGTCCAGCTTCTGGAATATCAACGGCTGGTGCTTGAACAGCTTCTTCTGCAGACTTAGGAGCATTTGGTACATTCTCAGCACCTGTAACTCGAGCAAGTCTTTTCTGAAGATGATCATAGTCTTGAAATACTTCTGGCTTAATGAATTCACCAAGGTCATGTAACTGACTATATAACTCTTCAAGTTTCTTATCATCACCTTTAAATAATTCTGTAGCTCCAGTGAACTCAGACTTATCATAATTGGTTTGACCATCAACTTTACGAATTTTTAATTTGAAAGAAGCACCTTCCCAAAAATCAAACGGGTCAATTGCTACTTCATCTTCAAACTCAGGATTCTGTGCATTTTGAAGCATCTCAAAAATCTTAGTACCACATCTGAAGATTTTAACTTGGCCTTCATTCTCTGGATCTTTTGAATCTGTTTCAATTAAAATATTTAAAAAGTATTCAATTTTACGCTTACGCTTAGATGCGATTGCTCTATTTGCTGGAACTTCAGTATTCCACAAATCTCTGTTTGCTTGACAGATAGGACAGTCTTTATCTATAGTAGTTGGACATTCAGCAATCATCCATCCGCCTTTATCTTTCCATCCATGCTTAAATCTTTTTGCCCACGGAAGATTTGCACCTTCTGCTGGTGGCATAAATCTAATTACTGCATAGCCGTTACCAGCTTCATCAGTTTTAGGATACCAAAGATCAGGATTTTCAGAACGGTCACTACCACCACCAGATGATTGGCTTTGGAGTGCTTTTTTGATTGCGTCAGATTGTTTACCGCGATTGCGTTTTAGGTTTGCAAAACTCATTTTTCTATTACCTCTGTTATATAATTTTTAGGGATACACCCATCGTCTTTTTTGTACACCAGGTTTATTTGTTGTACATGTATATTTATAAGGGTTAATTACGAACCCAAATTCCGTTTGATGCCCAGTTCTGTAACTTAGGTGCAGTTATACATTCCCAGTCGTCAAACATTTCTACTATACCAGGCGCCAGTTCTTTCTGTGCTGGTTTAGTCGTATGTATTTCCATTATAAATGTTTTTACATAATCTGGTAGTTTATATCTTGGAAAAATAGAATATTCACCACCTTCAATATCCATTTTAATCAAGTCAGGTTTATACTTATCAAGTTGATCTTGAAAGTTAACTGCAGTAACAACGACTTCATCCCGACCGCGAGTTGGATCAGTACTACCTCGTCCCATATTATTACAATCGTCTCTGACTGGATAAAAAGATACAGTTTTACTATCATCTGCAACTACTGCAGAATTAATAATAATATTATTTGGGTGTTTGTTCATTGTTAACAATTCCCAATTTTCAGCATCAGGTTCGTATGAAATTACTTGCTTAGCTCCACCTTTGGTGGCCAAGTCTGCAAATGCTCCGAAGCATGCACCGATATCTAAAATTACTTTATCTTTAAAAGAAACTACATCATAGCCTCTCATTTCACCACAGATAGCTGTATCGTATGATGGTTTTGGCCGAATTGTTAAACCAGATTTGTGCTCAATTAATTCCATAATATTACCTATATTAATGTTTCCCAATTTATATACTGTAAGAATGATGCATATTTCTTAATTACTCGAGATTGATATTCCCACAGTGGATCTATTAGCATTGTATCATATTTTTCAACAAATGTAAATCTCTTATTCAAATATATCATAGTTTCCATAGAGATCATGCCCTGCAGCAAAAATCTAACTACAATAGGATGTGTATGGGTACCAGCATCGACCTGTAGGACCCTGTTAAAGTCAATGCTCCGTTCATCCATAAAGGACTTGATATTCTTTAAATCTTCCCTTACATGTCGACTCAGAGCCTGTATTTTCCCTTTCCAGATTCGATATAACTTTGCAGATTTATCGAATTGTGCTAAATCGCCAGACCATATATTTGGGTCATTGACAAAATTAGCCACAAAGAAAGGTACTACCTCAGCATTAGTATATCTTTTTGATATCTTTTCAAAATAATATTTGTCTTTGCGTCGGTCATAAGCACTATAATTTATATTTCTAGTTTTGCCATTAAATAAAATATAATCATATTCGTCGCTATTGAAATGAAGCTTCACGGATACATACTGTTTATATACTTCAAATGGTGTCATAAATTAATCTATAAAAAGTGTAGCCCTCTCTGAAGTACGACCTTTAAGCATATTTAAATCTTCTGCTTCAAGTTGGATCTTTTCCATGAGGCCTTTATTGATGTAAGTAGTAGCCTTGGCAGGTTCAATTCCATGATCTTCACATAGTACTGCCAATGACGAAATTAATAATGATTCATTTTGTTGGGCATGAATTTCTACTCGCAATGAAAATGAATTTTTGGTTTGTTCATCACTCATCGCTTTTCCTTTACCCAACCTTCTTTTTTAGTTTCGTTATATTCACCTAGAGTAGTATTATCCATAGTGGCTATAACATAATCTGATCTTATATTTAAACTAACTCGGCCATGCCTATTAACTGCATTTACCCAAAGTTGATAATCGTAAATTGGTGTATTAATAACCATTATATTCTCTCTCCTTTTGCTCTTAATTTATAATCTTCCATTATAGCTTCTGATTTTTTCTGCTCAGCAGCTGATGGATTTACTTTTACAAAACATGACTTGCCCATTTTAAATCTTGATAAGCCAACTAGCCTTTTCATGTTAGCACCACATTCAGGACATTCTAAAATAAAATCATCTAGTTCATTGACTTTAATTATTTTATTTTCTCGAATATGATTACACTCTGGGCACTTAAAATCGAACATTGGCATAATTAGTTTCCTTAAAACGGTATGTCGTCGTCAAAATTTATAGCAGCACTAGTATCTTCAGCTTCATCAGCGGCACTTATAGTAGCTGCAATATACATTTGTACAGCATCTAAAGCACAGTCATGGAGTGCATTGTGTTTTATTAATTGTTTTGGCTTGAATGAATATTCTTTTGGTAGGTATCCATTACTACTACCTGTTAATACATCAATGAAAGTACGAACATCTCTATAGTTCCACCATTCAATATTAACAGATGATTTTAATTCTCTGCAGAGTGATTGTAACCAAGTACTATCAATCATACCTCTGGTATAACATTTACCTCTGGTATAACCATGATCTTTTAAATAACAATTTATATGCCATGGTAAATCTTCAAGATCAATATCAGCCTTATTAGGTATTAATATATCAGCTGCAGAATCTTTCTGAGTTGCCCACCAATCAATCGTATCCAATGATACAACTCTATTATATTTACTGACTTGATTTGACATTTTAAGTTTAAAGTGTGCACCATTACTGACAATATCATCAAATGATTTATTTAAATTACCCACATCAAAAACATCATCATCAACTACAACAATACCCATTGAAAGCAATGCAGCATCTGGTTCAGTTGACAATGATTCAAAATCTATAATTACATCTTTACTCATTTTATACCCTTAACAAGTATTTCAAACTCAGACTCAAACTCTTCAAAAGCCAAAGCTTGATCTTTAAAATCCTGTCTGTACATTGTTCTTGAAAGTTTATTGCAGGTACGAACAGGCATATCAAACTCTTCTTTTAAATGTGCGCCAATATCTTTGATAATATCTTGTGCAGCTGATATAATTGTCAGTTGATCTCCAATTTCTTTGAAGGCGCTATTGATTGATTTTCTATCTTCAGGTGTAGAAGGTATAACGAAGCTCATAATATAAATTCCTATTAATTAAATATAGTACCATTGTATCAAAAATTCAATGGTCTGTCAACAAGAAAATGCCCAAACTTAACATTTCAGCGCTAATTCGCTTGATGTGAGAGGTCTGGGCATTTTACCAACGAATTAAAGTTCAAAAACTCGAGGTTTGTGTTCTTCTCTAACTATTCTATGTAGTTTTACAGAAAGTACCCCGTCATTGAATTCTGCACCATCAACTATTACATCTGTTGCAATTGTGAATTTCTTTACAAAATCCTTCAATGATATACCACGATGTATATGTTTGAATTGTATTTCAGAGATATCAGGCTCTTTATTTTTTAATTTAGCTCCAGAAATAGTTAGTTCATTATTTACTGTTTCAACTGTAATTTCACACGCTTTCCATCCAGCAAGTGCAATGTTCAAAATAATATTAATATTATCTGTATCTTGTAAAATATCATAAAATGGATATTGATTTTTAGCAGTTGAAAAATTAACGGCAAGTTCTAGTGGAAAGCCAAACAGGCTTATGGTGGATTTATCTATGTGTGTCATTGTATATACTCCTATAAGTATAGCAAGTTTATTAAGACC